TCAAACAGGGTCTGTGAGAGCCCTGTTTGAGATCACTAATTCACCTCTGAGCGGTAGCTTTCCGCTCCCTGTGCCAGACGACCAGCGGGTCACGACAGGCACAGCTTCAAACGCTCTGAAGATGTCTCTGACCTCCGGCTGGTCGTTAATTGACAACACAAATGCGCCCTTCAGATGTGCCAGCAGATCCGCCAGACGCCCGAAGTCGTCGGGTGTAAACGGTGCGTCGTAATAATCTTCCGTCCCGAAATAGGGTGGGTCCAGATAGAACAGGACGTCCGGCCGGTCATAGCGCGTCAGGATGTCTGAATAAGGCCGACACTCGATCGTAACGCCGGCCAGGCGCTGGTGGACGTCCTCCAGCATCGGAACCAGTTTCCTGACGTCGAACCGTGAACTGCGCGTCGCCGGCGAGAAATGCTGACCACGGACCTGCCCCGCATAGGCAATCCTCTGGAGATAGAGAAACCGCACGGCACGTTCCAGATCAGTCAGTGCCACCGGATCTGTGACCTTCAGCCGGTCAAAATGCGCCCGTGACGTGATCTGCCAGCGGAGCATGTCCGTGAGCGGGATCAGGTGACGCTGCAGCACCCGAAACAGGTTGGCGACCTCACCGTTGTAATCGTTGATGACCTCAACCTGAGCGGCTGTTTTTCGCCGGAAAAACACGCCTCCCATTCCAACAAATGGCTCAATATAAACTCTGTGCTCAATCCGGCTGATCAACCGCGTCAGAACAGATGCCAGATTCCTTTTTCCACCAATATACGGTGCCGGAGGCAACGCACTGACAGATTTTTCCTTTTTCATAACCAGGGACACTCATACTGACTCCGCCTCTGCAGAGGTGGCGGGTCGATTTATCGGGCGTGTGTCCGCACGCGGCTGGGCTGTGTCAGCAGCCTGAGCCCCCGTCCGCAAATCTGGCGGATACGGAGGTAACGGGGTGAACTGGCGAGGCGGTAACCCCAGACGATCATCCAGTTCATGAACAATAAGTCTCGCGGCCAGCGCCTGCGCCTGAATATCCGCCAGACAATCCAGCAGGAGCCAGCGACCCTGACGCAAGCCATCAATCTCGTCGGCGTAAGAGAGGAGCAGATCATTCAGCCTGACGATCTGCTCCTCAGACGCTGAAACCAGCCTGAGAGCGAGCTGACCAGTCTCATAGCGTTTCTGGCGGGCGACCTTCCGCGACCTGAGAAGATAGCCCCACCAGCCGCTGAGAACGCCACTCGCGAACTCAATCGGCTCATGAAACTGCGTCCAGAAAGGCAGAAAGCCGTGAACCATTATCAGACGACACTCGCGCCATTTCCGGAATCAACATTCCAGACCACGCCTGCGGCATCCGTAACCGTGGAAGCCCCGGTGGATGCTGTCGTGAAATCAGGCCCGTAAGCCGGCGCTCCGTTGCCGTTTCGGGCAAACGCACTGAAGACCTTGCCGCCAATCATTCCAGCGGCAATGACAGGATACGATCCGCCGGACGCGGCTGTTTGCAGACCTGTGCCTGAATACGCCTGCGCGGACCCGAGCGCCTCCCATGTCGAACCATCAAGCGACTGAAAGAACTGCGCGGTATCGTTCGCCACGACCTTCCCGTCATATGCAGTAAAGGCGGCGCCTGACGCATTCAGAATGCAGCGAATGCCACCCTCTTTACCCGTGGAGAACCCGACTGGCGTGCCGGCAGTGCCCGTCTCTGCCCAGAGCTCATGCGTTGTCCCGCTCTTGTCGTAAACGTTGATCCCGGGTGTGCCATCTGTCCCAAGCAGAAGCCCAAAGGAGCAGTTCGCGGCAGTATTGTTCGTGTTGTTGGGATCGTAGTCACCGAACAGGAACGTGTTTTTCGTGAACGCCGGAACCGTGGCCGAGGTGTAGCCGTTCAGATCGAGCAGGATTTCAGAATCAAGGACGCCGTTCGTCAGGTCGATGCTCTTCTGCACCCACGCGCCACCATCATTCGTCCCGAGCTGCAGATAATGCGCAGGCTCTGTTGGCGCGACAGGAGCGACAGGCGTAGCCGACTGGTCAGCCGAATACGTGGTGCCGACGCTGTTCGTGGCACCCACCTTCACGGATACAGCCGTGCCGTTCGTCAAGCCCGTGACCGCGTAGGATCCTGCCGCCGTCAGGGTCGTAACCGGGCTGCTCGCATCGTTCACGATGATCGGATACCCCGTGATCGTGGCGCCGCCGTTATTGGCAGGAGCCGCGACCGCGACGACGATCTGTCCGTTGCCTGGAGTCAATGTGACGGCCGGAGCACCAGGCGCCGTCGCCGCCGCACCCGGGGTTACGCTGGCTACGGCTGACTGTTCCCCTTCGCCAACAGCGTTCGTCGCAGAGGCGGTCATATAAACCGTCGTGCCGTTCGGCTCAGGTGACTGGACATACGTCACCGGAGCTGTGCCGTTGGCGGCGACAGTGCCGATTTTCGACAATGATCCGGCGCTCGTGCCGCCATAGATGGAGTATGACGCAAGAGCTGCTCCGCCATTATCGGCGGGTGGCGTGATGACGATCGTAACCTTCGCATCACCAGGCGTCAGAGCGATCGTCGGAGCACCCGGAACCGCTGTTGCAATCGGTGTCACCGTTGTCGTTTCAGACTGGGTGCCAGCCGTGCCGTCGGCCTCGATGGGCGTCGCTGCGACATAATACAGTGAGCCGGCTGTCAGTCCGGTCGCTGCATAGGTCACAGGACTCGTGCCATTCGCCGCGACATTTCCGATCTTCGCCAGTGTGGTTGCGGACGAGCCCGCGTAAATGTCGAATGACGCCGCCGCTGTCCCGGATGTAGCCGGCGCGACAGTAACGTCGGCACCGTTAATGGTCGCCGTCGCTGATACGGTTGGCGCGCCTGCTGGCGGCGCAACCACCGCAACAGAAACCTGAGCCGACGTCGGACCACTACCACCCACACTCAACGGCGCGAACGTCGCATAGATCGTCTGCCCTGCAGTAGCCGCTGGCGTCCAGCTCGTCGCCGTTCCCGACAGTGTGGTGGACAGGGACGTGTCCGTCGGCGACGTTCCTGCCACCACACGGATGCCAGCAATGTCGCAGGTCGCTGTCGACGGCAGGCCCCACGAAAACACCGCTTTGCCGCCGCTCGAAACGCCAGCGACGTTCGTCAGAGCAGGCGGAACAGCCAGCGTTCCTGCATCAGAGACCGCATCAGCCACCGACCATTCCAGCGTCGAGAACGCGTAAGGCTGGAGCGTCACCTGGCGCGCTGTCCCGGTCACACCATCGCGCACGACACATGTGTCCGACCCAGCCTGATTGTTGAACAGCGCGACGACAATCGTGCCGTCAGGGCGCAGACCGGCAGCGTTCTGAATGCCTGCATAATTGATGCCGAAGCCCGGATTTGTGCTGCGGATGATTTTCGTGCCCGGCGGAAACATCTGCGCGATATGCGCGAGGTAGTAATATTCGGCGGTTTTTGTCACAGCCAGCGTGCTGCGATTGAAATCCAGAACGCCGTGAAAACTGTTTCCTTCGGTCAGGGATGCCTGCCACGGGCCACCGATGTCATCCAGAATCATATTCCAGAGTGTCAGGGAACAGCCCTGCGCACGAATATTCCCGATGAACATCTCCGGAATCATCATCTGCGCGCGATAAGTCGCCGTGAACCGGTAGTCGGCACAATACTCGGTCATGTGCGCGCGAAGTGGTGTCGCGATGTCGCCATAGCCCGAGATCAGAAAGGTCTGGCTGCTCACGCTGCCGGCGTAATTATGAAACGCATAATCGCGGACGAACGCGCCATTCGCGGCCATGCTTTCCGTGAACCGGTTTTTGCTGTTCAGATCATCGCCGTACTGCCAGCTAACGTCGCCCCCCATCACCAGCGTATCCAGACCGGCTTCCATCAGCGCGGATTTCAGGATCGGCGCAAATGCGGTGAGGTTGTCGGCCGACCAGTAGGTCGAGGGCCACGTACCAGAACCGAAATTGTTCTCGTTACCCATTGTGAGCGCCCACACAGGGACGCCGTGCGCCGCATAAGCCTGAACGAATTTAATCAGATAGAGCGCATACGCATTGAAGACCTGAGTGGTCGGATTGATCTGGCCAGCGTTCCAGCTTGGACCGGTGCCGCCCGAGCCCGGACCGGAGTAGGCTTCTTTGAACATCAGCGGCGGCGTCCACGCGCTGCCGATGATCTTGATATCCGGATTCACCTCGCAGATTTCGCGCAAAATCATCAATTTGTATTGTTCGTCATGCGGCATCGAGAACGTGCTGCACGTCCAGTCGTCTGTCACATCATCCGCAATGTAGGGAGGCCAGTCCGTGAAACGATAGTCGCACGGTCCGATTTCGGTGCGGATGGTGTTCATGCCACCTGAGCCCCAGATCATATCATAGAGCTTGAGACGATCGGCTTTCACCGGAAAATAGGTGAGCAGATTATAGGCGACACTGTCCGTGACCGCACAACCGCAGCCCATCCACTCCTGCACGACGGTGCGCGGATCGACAGTAATCTGATTCATGCCGCCATTGTTCACGACTGGCGCAAAAGCAGCGATTTCCTGATCGGATACCGGTGCTGCCAGTGCGAGGTCGGTCACGGTGAGCTTTGGCTGAACAATCAGTCCGCGTGTCAGTTCGGCTGCATTTCCTGTCCCGGCCTGGATCTGAGCAAGTGCCGCGGCGATCGACATCCGCGTGCCACCGACCGAGACACTCAGATCGTCAGCCTCTGTCAGAGGCGCGTCACCGATAATGGTGACACCACCGTCATCCGTCGAAAGCAGCACAAGCAGCTCCGCGCCAGCCGCCGTGCTGAAAACAGGAGCGCTGCCGGATCGCCAGATAATGCCGGAACCCCATGTCACGGCAAAACCACCCGTCGCAGGCTGGGTCAGATGCACAGCCATGAACTGCACCTGTCCCTGCGTTCCGCCCGACGCCGACAAGGTCAGCGGTGCATTAGGCACAATGGAAAATCCGTTGTTTCCAGCGGCTCCGAACGCAAGATTATACGTCGCGCCCGGCCCGATGACTTCGGTGACAGGCTGACCGCCCGCGAGCAGGCTGCTGCTAACGCGCTTCCAGTTGCCCGCCCTGACAAGCAGAATAGCATCGCCTGCCTGAATTTCAGTGACCTCTTCAAAAGACGCCACATCCTGAAATGTCGGCATTGCCGCTGTATCGCTCATTTTGTTCTCCTCAACCCTTCGCCAGAACCATCGGCACCACACCACCCGCCGACGGGACAGCCTCCGCCACACTCACTTCACCGCCCAGAGCCGCCGCGATCGCGAGCCCCACGGCCGAAGCCGGGTCAATCGCAACCACAGTCGAACCATCTGAAAGCGTCAGAACCAGAAACCCGTCCGCAGCCGTCGTCGCCGACACCACCTGAGGCGTCACAGACACCGGCTGCGACGGGTAAACCCGCACGCTCATCATCGCGGTCATCAGAGGCCCGCTCATCGCGTCACGCCGCGCAGCATCGTGAGCATCCATGGCCGCGTCGGTGTCGTCAGACCGTTCGGCCAGGTCACGTTGAGATCACACCAGAGCTGCCCGGGCGGCCACTGTGTCGTGTCCGATACCGCGATCTGAACAGAGCCGGGCTGCGAGGCCACCGCCGTCACGGTCATCGTCGCAACCAGCGTGCCGAGCGCATCGCGGACCTGAGAGGCGAAGGCACAGCCCGTCAGATCCGCCACACCACCATTCGGCGCATCAATAGCGACCAGCATTGCCAGAGGCAGACCGAGCCGGAATCCCAGCGTCGTCATGCCGTCACCCATGCCGGCAGGCCATCAGGCCCCGTGCCGCGACGTTTTCCGGGCCGCGCCGAGCCAAGCCCATACTCAACGAACAGCGCCGTATCGACCTCGACCGCGTCGGACGGCCAGCCGTGAACGCTGGTCTTGTAAATTTCGCGCAGTTCAGCCGGATAAAACGTCGAGCGTGACGCGCTCCAGAAAAACACGCGGCCTTTCATATCAGTAGCCATCGGCGAACCAGACACAGGAGAGCGCGTGCGTGCAGTTGATCATCATGTGATCGAGTTCGGGAACATCGACGCAGATCGACACGCCCGACGGATTTGCTGAATCAAGGATATTGACGCCCCACCGCCGCACGCCGTTCGGAAACGGAATCGCGAAATACGGCTCATAGACAGTCGGATCGAGCGCACCCGTCGGCGCATCGTGCCAGACCACACCGGACTGCATGATCAGTCCGTCCGGAGAACGACGGTAACCCGAAGCGGCTCCCGTGTCCGAAACCCAGGTGGACGGGGCGCTCCAGGCCGATGAATAGTCCGGCAGACCGACCAGACGGCCGTTCCAGCCATCGCTGGACAGCCACGGACCGCCAGATCCTGTGGAATCAATCAGGTTCCGGACAGGGCGATCAGCCGCCGCCGGAGAAGATGGAACCAGAAACCCGAGATCATTGCCGTCGACCGCGAACCGAAGAATGCCGGCGAGATCCGCAGCCAGACCAATATTGATCTTATTGGCACCCTGGTCCGGCCGGCCTCCCTGCTGCACGGGCGTAAACCCGACCTCGCCTTCAACCTCGACACCCTTCGCGATCGAGACGATGGCCTGCCATAGCTGGGTCAGATCCGTCGCTGACGGCGCCAGGCCGGCCTTGGCGATAACGGTCATGATCTCGACCATGGTCGCGGTTCGGTCTGCCGCGATCAATGCGGTGCCTGGCACACCGTTCGCCGGATCGCGATCGGCATACTGACGGACACCGTCCACCGTCACATAACCGGGCGCAGTCGTGTAATCCATCAGCTGTTACCCGCATAATCAAAGACCAGCGTGAGATCGGGCGGCGAGTTGCGGCGGAACGGACATTCGAGTCCCGTTTCGTGATTCGGAAGCGTCACGATCCAGATGAAACGCAAATCGATGTCACCACAGACCGTCTCGCCGCAAACCACCTCACCACAGACTGGCGGCTCAGGCTCCTCAATCGAAATCGTCACGCCAGCCGCATCGGACAGTCGCCTGAAAAACGCGTCGCTGACACCGGATGAGCCGATCCAGCGTGCATTGTCGAACGCCTGGCGCGCTGACAGGGCCATACCCGCCGGATCAGTTCCGCAGGGATCCGCGCCGAGAACCACCTCATAATCAGACAGCAGCAGCGTTGACTGCGCCGGGCTGATCTCAAGAGCGAGCGCCGCGATATCCGCGTCCAGAGCCTCGATCGGCACCCCCAGGCCCGACACCATTGATCCGAGATTACTGCCCGCGACATGTGGCCACGCCCATCCGGGCGGCAGCAGATCGCGCAGAATGCCAGTCCGGATTTCGTCGAGCGTGCGCGGCGGCCGCGGACCCTGGTCGAGCAGAGGATCGCCATTCTGATCCAGTATGACCGTATCAGCGCTGTCCAGAAGAACGCTCATCTGCCGGTCATCTGCGCTGAAATACGCGAAATGACCGGTGCGCTGACTTTAAATGGCACCTCGACGAGCAGAGACGTGACAAGATCAACGTCCCTGCGCTGAAGCCGTAGCGTCACCTCAGCCTCCGGCCTGGTCGGCGGAGAAGACGGGGATGCGTCCCTGGACCCAGCTTCCTCCGACCAGGACACCAGCCTGCAACCACCCATACGCAGGAGCGGCTGTAAAAGGCGTCGCAGTATTCGCTGCCACCATTTCGCCCTGGAGCATGAAATTACCTCCGGTGGCGCAGGAGAGGAGCATGTTTGGCGATCCATTATTTCCCTCATTGACGTAAAGGCCGGCAGCCTGCTGTTCAGTTCCGGCCTGCACCTGCAGCGTCGCGTTCGGATCCGCCATCGGCAGGACGGAAAAAAGCAGATGGCCGGTGCTGTTTTCGAACAGCAGTCCGTTGTCACTGAACTCGATCCGCTGGCCGTTCGCGGCTGCCGCCACCGATGACCAGACCATCGCGCCAGTGCTCGCGCCCTGAACATTTTCGACTGTCTCGGGCGTCGACCACGACAAACCCTGCCGGGCCGCCATCACGATCGCAGACCCGTAGCCGCTGTCCGTGCCGTCCGTTCCGGTCAGCGAGCCAGCCGCGAACATCAGACCATATTTCCAGCGCGACGGGTTCGACACGAATGTCAGCGCCGCCTCCGCGTCACTCGTTCCACTCGTCTGACCGCCGCCAGACCCGAGCTGAATGCCGTAAACACCACCACCGCAGTTCACGTGGTAGGGCGTGGTCATGCCTGACGCGTCGCCACCCAGATTGACCGCCTCAAGCTCCATCCCGAAGGTCGGCTGATAATTCACGCCCGCCATCCGCCACGCCTCGCCGTAAAAGGCATAAGCCGTTGCGTCCGTCGGGTTCTGTGTGCTGTCCGCAATGCCCCACGATGACACACCGATGCTGCTGGGCATCGAGCCCAGCGCGGCCGCATTGCTCACCGCGTCGGACGTGCGCGATCCTGCCGCGACCGCGCTCGCACCGATCGTCGACAGTGCAGCCAGTGTTGAACGCCAGATCGCCCAGCCACCGATCGATGTCGCAGCCATCTCTGAGGTCAGCCAGTCCGTCGGTCGGTTATCACGGTCCGCCGCACCGTCGTTCGCGGTGGCTGACCCGACAAACAGCCGGTCTCCATAGCGGGCCACAGTCGCGCCCTGATCCGAATAAAACTTACCCGTGCTTGCAAACTGCGCCGCCGCGCCTGAAATCGATCCGGTTTTCGCCCGCCTGGACCGGCCGTTTTCGTCCACGACGTAAAACGTTTCATCGCCAGTCAGAGACGCAAGAAGGTCGTAGTCAGGAATTCTCATGACGCTGCCTGCCACGCCACGCCACCGAGAACGGTCAGCTGATTTGGCGCGAGTTGCTCGTTGTCGGTCGGAGAGATGATCAGATGACTGGTTTCGCCAGCCACGGACGAAATCGCGTCGGACAGCTGAGAGAGATAAAGTTCAGCCCCGAGACCAGTGCCGCCGTAAAATGAACTGACAGCCTGCTCCACTGCTGCCCGTGCTGTCAGAGTGTCAGGATCAATCGACAACACGATGGTTTTCGACACGATGGTCGCCGGAATAACCGTCGCATTGGCGCGGACGATTTTTCTGGACGGATCGTCGATATAGGCCTGAATGGCCGATATCTGCGCAGCGGTCGGAGCGACGCGACCAGCCATAGCGACAATCACGCCAACGGTGCCGACGCCGAGCCAGCCGCCCACCACGTTCACATAGGCAGCGCCGGCAGCCTTCGCCCATTTGACGTAATCGTCCGGCGTGCCGCCACCCGGCGGATTGCGGATTTCGTCGATGATCCGCGCCCGCCAGCTGTCGGCCGCTTCAATCGCAGCCCCGCCAGCGAGCCCTGATCCGTCCACCACAACGGACGTCACGCCTGCGATCGGTGTCACCGCTGTCAGAGCTGTTCCCGCAGCCAGATTACCGACCGATCCGGACGTCGCGGCCATCACCGGCATGCTGACTGTTGTGCCGGCCACCAGTGTTGTTTCCGCCGTGACCGTCCAGTTCACAGATCCGTCGATCGTCACGGCCTGTCCGATCGGCACAACAGTCGGCAATGTGCCTGCCACCAGAACGTTGCCGATCGCGGACTGCGCGGCGATGCGCGGCACCCCCCACTGCACCGCATGCTGCGGCAGTAACCCGTTCGGGGTCGCTGTCGTGACCATCAGCTCAAGACACCAGTCGCGCGCATAGCGATAGACGCCGGTCATCTCCATCGAGAACGCACCGCCAAGAACCTGCTCGACCGAGCCCGGAGCGTTAGCGTCAAGAACCACCTGAGATCCGTCAGACGCAGTCACCGGGTTCGCCAGCAGTGCCGCAGCAAAGCGGCGCGCGATGGTCGATGGCGTCGGAATTTCCAGCGTCATGCGCGGCCTGCCCGCGCGCGGACCGTCGTGCTGGCCACTGTCACTGAAATCTGCAGAACACCAGCCCGAAGCCAGCCGGCTGTCACCTGCGCGTCCACTCCGGTATAATCCGCAACAGGACCGACGGCCTCTGCCGCGTAGCCGATCGCCGCGACCCGGTCGTCCTCGTCGGCTTTGCCTCGGGAGAGAAGCCACAGACGCGAGCCCTGCCTCGTCGCGAGCGGCAGCAGTGTGTCGCCAGGCCAGCCACGGCGACCAAAGGCACCGCCGCTCTGCGCGGGCAGCAGCGCCACTTCCTGCGGCAGAGTATCAGACGGATCAGCGCGCCGGTCGCTTCCTATCTGAGATAAAAGCATCGTTTCCGGGGTGGCATCGACCATGATCCGGCCGCGACCGTTGCCGGACGCCGCGACCATCAGGTCGCACGCACCCAGCTCCGCACGAAACCGCATCATCATTCCGGCTGTCTGAACCATGCGCGAACCATCGCGCGCGCGGAGGGCTCATACTATGATCCAGCGCTTTATCAGTCCTGCGGCGCGCCCGTCGTCGATGAGCCGCCCTGAACACCGCCATGCACATGCTTCGTGAGTGAGATCCCACTGGCCACAACGTCTTTCTGCGACGTGACATTGCCCTGAACCGCGACATCACCGGAGACGCTCAGACTGCCCGTTACCGCCGCGCCGCCCGCCGTGACCTGAAACACCATCTTGCCACCGATCCGCACGTCCATCGACGTGTGCGCGTCAACCCGGACAATCCTTCCGCCGGACAGATACACTTTCTGCCCGACTGAATCGTAGAGAACCGCTTCACCTTCGGCCAGCGGACCCACCCGCGCGACCGACGGATTAGCTGGCGGCAGCGCAACCAGATCAGCCTGATCGCCACCCGTCGCCACAACATGCGTGACGGCCCCGTCCAGAGGAACGCTCGACGCGAACCCGAACGGATAATGAACAGGAACTTTCGTGCGCGGAGAGCCATAATGCGCAGTCAGATCCACAGCCTGCTCGGCACCCGTGTCATCGATCGCATGAATCACCGCGCGGACCGTATGCGCGCGAAGAGCCATCCACAGATGATCGCTCATCGTCTCGCCGCCGTCGAAGGCTCGCCCTCGATGTTGTAGGCATCCAGGCTGACCACCGAAATTCGTGTGCGGTATCCACTGGCATCCGCGACATACGTCACAGCCCCGATCAGCCTGTCGCCGTCAATCCCTGAATAACTGTCGCGGACGCGCACAACCGTGTTCGGTCGCCATAATTCGTCATTCACCGCGTAGCCAGCGACCGTATAAACCCGCGCGGTGCCATGAGCTTTCGTGCTGCGCATCCGCCACTCGGCCTGATCCTGGAGCGTCCACGGGTCTGTATCGGACCGTGGCTTCGAAGCAGCCCGCTTTTTGCTGCGACCCGTCGCCGCAGGCGCCGCATGATAGGCTGCCGGATTCAGGCCCTGACTTCGCAGGAATCCGGCTGCATCAGCGTCCAGCGGCGGATTGCCCGCGTTCTGCGTTGCTTTCGAGCCACCACTCTGCGTTTTCGCCAGCCACAAACGCGGACGCCACCGGCCGACCGACGGATCGACCGCATGGCCATACCGCGCCGACGCATTCATTTCCTGTTGCGTGAACGACTGCGCTCCGGACGCGCTGACCGGCCGATCAGCCGGCGCTGAGGAAGCACTGAGCGTGGCCTGAGCGGGCCGGAGCTGGCTGGGAAACTGCCCCTTGACCCAGACGTCCGAATAATGCTCGCGCACGGAGACCCTCGTCTCCAGAGACGTGCCTCGTGTCGGAAAGATAATGTCGCCGGCAGCGCGCTGCTGCCCGGCCTTCGTCAGCCTGAGACCACCCACACCATCGGACACGATCAGAACCCCGCGCTGACGGCTCAGTTTCTCGATGGCCGACATCACCGGCTCTCCCTCGTCAACCGCCACCAGCGTAAACGGCGCACCGGTGTCCGTATCACTGTCGATTGACAGACCGTAGGGTTTCACCAGCGAGCCGACGACATCGAGCAGCTGCACCTGTCGATACTCACCCGGGCCGACCGGATTGGCCGCACAGTCCACCAGGTCGCCAGCGCGGTCGCGACCCGATGCCGTGCAACGTGCCTGGCCGTCCTGGCACACCAGGTCGAGATCATCGATGTAACCGTTCAGAACCAGCGCGCCGTGAATGTAAATCTGCACGGCCATGTGCTCATGAACCGGAATCGCATCGGACGACGCAGACTGGAAACCTGCATCAGAGTCTCTGAGAACATCGGTATATTCAATGCGGAAAGCCCCGGCGATGTCAGCGAGATCGCGGCCGGCCTCGACCGTCGTCCATGTCAGCAGTTCACGGCCAGCGACCAGGACGCGCACCGGGCGCCTTGAAGCCGTGACCGTCGCGGCCGTCGCGCTCACGATGAAGGCTCCAGCACCATCACATCGCCCGGACCGGCCAGAGCCGGATGAATCAGGTCGTTACGGGTGACGAGATCATCCCATATGGACGCAACATCCGATGGCGTGTCACCTGCCACCGCATAAGCGACCGCCCAGGCGTTTACCGGACAGCCCGTCGTGACAGTCACCAGAGCAGGCAGACGGCCAAGCTGTGCGCTGATGTCGGCCGTCACCTGAGTCCGTGCGTTCTGAACTGAAAATCCCAGAGCCATAAGCGGCACGGTCGCCACTGACATCGCCGCATCGAGATCTGCCTCGACACCAGCCAGCGCGGCCAGCATCGTATCCCGGGCCGTCAGTGCATCAGGCTGGCTCGCATAAACCTGCGCGGTCTGTGCCGCCATCGCCTGAGAAACCGTCAGAACCCGGGCAGCCAGAGACAGCGCCAGAACATTGCCAGGCACCACGGAAGATGCCGCCGCCGCCGTGCCCGCCGCACCGATCTGAACCGCCGCTGTCAGCAGCAGCGTGACGGCCGTCGTCACATCGACATCATCCGACACATCACCGACGACCGCGACCGAAGCCGCCACCGCAGACGTATCGGTCGGGATGGCCGCGTTCGCGATCGATGACGGCACGTCCGAAAGGACTTCCGTCACTGAATCCGCCCAGCTCGTATCCGCGTTCGTCGTCGGCGCGGTCACACCCGCAGCCAGCGCCGTCTGCCCGCTCAGCGCCGCTGCCTGCACCGCGACAGGCGAGGAGCCCACGAGCGCGTCCCAGACACCGCTGACCTGACTGACCACTCCCTGCGCCGCGCCCGCCAGCGCGAGCCCCACATTAAGCGGCGAGAGCACACTCTGGACCACCATCGTGGCCTGATCGACCAGATCGTCCGCCGATGTCAGAACTGAATCGATCGTGCTGGCGATCTGTGAAAACAGACCTCCCGAAGTGCTGGCGGCCTGCTCACGCAGAAACGTTGCCTCGAAGCGTGCGAGACGGATCTCGCCGTCCGAGAAACTGATCGACGCCGGCTCCAGCAGCCGTGCCTGCACCGTCCCGAACCATGGATGAATCAGCGTCGCCGGGCCGGATTTCTCCAGCGCCGCCGCCATCCTCTTCGCACGAATGACATAGTCGTCACCGATGATCAGCCCGCGAATCCGGATCGTCTGCGGTGCCTTGCCGAAATCCTGGACCCGCCAGGTGTCCGACCCCGGAAACAGCAGCTGGACGAGACGACGGCCGGCGGAACTCTGTGAAGACGGCATGAAAAACGTCACGCCACGCCAGCTCGCCGTGCTCAGGATCGAACCGAACGGCGATGCCAGCAGACCGGAGACACCGCCGGCCGAACTCAGAACGGCGGCGCCCTCGCCCTGGGCAAGCGACCCGATACTGCTCAGCGCACCCAGAAATCCACTCACGGCTGCGCTACCATCCGGCCGCGATCCGGACCGATCGTCATCGCGCCACGTGGACCACCCGTCTGCGTGATCCGCAGCCCGGGCTCATGCGACACATGCAGCCCGAACTGAGACTGGCCACCACCCGAAGGGATCGCCGGCACAAGATGAGGAACCGCAGACATCCCCATAAGGTGACCAAGAGACGACGATGCGATCCGGTTTTCGATGTCGTGAAACGCCGCCGAAAAACCGTCGAAAATATGCGAGAAGAAAGACCCGATCGACCTGCCCCATGACGTCATCCACGAACCCAGAGCCGTGAAATAAGGCTTTATCCCGTCCCAATGCTTGTAAATTTCATAAGCGGCCACACCGACGCCAGCGAGCGCCATCCCCACGAGTCCCCAGGGGCTGATCAGCGCCAGTGCGCCGATGCGCAGCAATGACAGGCCGGCCAGAAGCGGACCACACACGGCACGGATCACGCCAAGAGCCGTCGCGAAAGCCAGAAAACCACCGACACCGCCTGAGATCGTCGAGGCCCAGCCACTCGTGATTTCATTGACCGCATCAAACCCGCTGACCAGACCTTTCAGACCGAAAGTCAACGTGTTGAGAACCGGCACAAAGCTTGAACCGATCCGTCGGTTCAGCTGACCCAGCGCATCTTCAAAAGCCTGCAGGCGGATTAGTGTCGACTGCAGACCCGTATCGAAATCCGCATTGATCATTTGCGGTGAGGTGTTCTGAATCCTGTCGCGGATCGCCATCATCTGATCGAACTGACGCGTCATCGCTGCTGCGGCTGTCCGGTCTTCTAAATTGGCGAACAGCTCGGCAACCGCGTGCTGTCTCCCGCGCGCTGTCGGAACGGCCTGTATCCGGTCCATGACGGCGGCAAGCGGATCTCGCCCCTGGTCGTTCGCCTGATCCATGATCGTCTGCGGGTCGACCCCCAGAAGCTTTTTGAAACGCGTGCGACCGTGATTTGACGTAAATGTTGAGATGACACGACGAAGGTCCGTCGTGGCCTCGCCTTCTGTTCCGACATTTTTACGGATGATTGCCATCATTGACGCAAGATCGGCCACACCCTGCGGCCCGCTCACACCGATTTCTCCGGCAGCCGACGCGACCAGAGGAAAGAGCGGAGCAAGCTGCTCCATAGGAAGCGCGGATTCTTTGCCCACTCTCGCTATCATCGCCAGAGCTGTTGGCAGCTGTGCATCGCTGATGCCGAGATTCTGATTCAGGGCGAAGGCGGTTTTCGCCACGGCGGACGGCGCTGAATTATAGGCCGTCGAGATCCGTGCAACCTGCGGCAAAAACGATTCAATCTTCGGCAGCGAATAGCCTTCCTGGCTGAGAAAGGATGCCGCCCCCACAAGATCCGGACTTTTCTGCCCGGTCTGCCGCGCGATCGCATCGATCCGCTCGCCCAGCGCGCGCGCGAAAGGCGCGTTCGCAGCACCCGTCTGTCCCAGCGTAATACCGATATGCGTCAGATCGTTGTCATATTCCGCCGCCGCGTGGATCGGAGCAATAAGCCCAAGTCCGGTCGCCGCCGCGCCAAAAGCGTTACCGATTCCTGCGTTTATCGAATCGCCAAAACCACTGATCGCCCCTCCGGCAGCCCGGACCCGTCCCATCCCGCCGCCAGCACTGCCCGCGCTACCGCCATAACCTGCGTGAAAATCATTCATCGCGGAAACGCCGCGCATCGCCGACTGCATTCGCGCCGCCGCATCCGAAACCCGCGCCGCCGCACTCTCGGCCTGCGTGCCCACAACACTCAGCCCCTCGCCGGCTTCCGCCGCCGCCGATCCGGTCACGTTCAGCGCTTCATTCAGAACCGTCGTCGCTTCACTGGCGCTCCCGGTCGCCTGTGTCGTGCGCGCCAGCGTTTCATTCAGAGCCTGAGTCGCGGCGGTGGCGCGCGCGACAGGCGCGGTCATTTCTGCGAACGGATCGACAGCCCGGCGCAGCTTGTCCAGCGCCCCGTCAATTCTCTGAAGGATCTGCTCGACACGACTGATCGCCTCGGTCGAACCGACGTTGAAATCGAGCTGAAACTTTGCGCGAAGATCATCAGCCATTACGGTTTCTCATGGCCTCCTCAATCGCATCCCGCCGCTGTTCGGCCAGCCCGGAGGCAGCCGCACACCAGAACGCGACGTCCTCGTAAGACATGGCGAGAATTTCAGTCCCCGAGAACCTCAGCTCGCGGGCAAGTCCTGCGAGGATGACGGGCCAGCCCTCCGGCCATTCTCCAAAAAACCGCCCGCGACCTCAGACAACGTGATGAAATCCTGTCCGTCGAGATCCGAGATGAACTTCGCGCCCTTTGGCCCGACAAAGCCGAGAGAGCCCAGCACCATGCGCTCCGCACGATCGCCGTCTCCTTTCGCGTTCATCACATCGACCATCGCGCGACCGTTCAGCCGCGCCATCACAACTGAATCGGGCGAACCCTGAACCGGAAAACCGAGCGGCACAGTCACGGTTCCGTCGTCGTTACGCACGCATCCTGCCGGCAACGTCCCGCCAGCGTTCAGATCATCGCTCATGATGTCGTCTCCGAATAAGTGCTCATTTCCCAGGTGATCGGCATCTTGCCGCCGTCATCGGTCAGTGTCGGTGCATCCGTGATATACGCATCAGGAAAAACCCAGCTCTGACCGGTGTCCGCCAGAACCTGCAGCTCGCCCTCATCCCCCGGATTGAATGTCTCCAGACTCTGCCCGACAAGGAGGAGTGGAGTCGCCTTCACCTGGCCCTGCTGAAACTCTCTCGACCGATGCGCGGTATAACCTGCCACCTGCGTCACGTTGCGCATCGCCGGCAGCCGGATCGAGCTGCCTTTCTGACAATCATACTGCGTTCCGAGCCACCAGATGCTGAGAACGCCAACTGATTCCGCCATGTCTTACTCCTGCAACTGAATCGAGCTGGCGACGACGATCAGCGCACCGATCACCTGAATCGGCAGATAGGAATCCAGCCTGTTCCTGTCAGTCGCGTGCCGCGTAAAGATCGCCTTTTTCGCCAGATCGGACGTGTTCTCAATCCAGCCCTGATTTTCATACAGACGGGACTGCCCGGCCCACGCGTTACGCACGACTGTCGGCGTTACGACCTGTGCGGATGTCACGTTCGCCAGCGGCGATCCGTCATCGGCCAGCTTCGCGCGCGGATACGTGGTCGAAATATACAGATTCCACTCATACCGGATCCGTGTGGCTGTTTTCGGAACCATGATGTCGCGCGCGTCCATCTCAGCCGCGTTCCCGTTGGAATCGGCCTGATATGTCGTCATCGCCCGCTCGATCGTCACGCTGCCGTCCTGCCCGACCAGAAACGTGCTCATGCCGTTCTGAAGCAGAATGTTGCGCATCGATTCATCAAAGCGATCCGCATCATCCGGGCCGAGCCCCGCCAGCGCGGTCAGCGCAAGTCCGCGCAGCTGTCGCGACGGATCCGTATTCAGCGCCGCCGACGCCACCGCCGCCAGAGAAGCAGCCGCGACCGCAGGATGCCACCGCGCGCCCCCGGCCGGCAGACACGTCATCTGCTGACAGTTCAGCGTCTCAGCCTGCGCCAGAGCCTGCCCGTACGTCGCTCGCGCTCCGAAATATCCATGCGCGTCCAGCTTCACCATCGCATTGAAACGACGCTTCAGTTCCGTCGCGAAAGTCACCAGATTGGCAGCGTCATACAGGCACGTGACGATATCAGTGTACCACGTGTGGCTGGTGACACTCAGGGCCGGTGTCATATCCGGCCAGCCTGTTCCGGCCGTGAGCGTCGAAATCGCAAATGAAACGCCAGGCACCGTGTCGATCGCCAGCGCCGACTGCCGCACGTCGATATCCGCTGTCCACCCACCAGCCTCAACAGCCGTCAGTGTCAGCACGCCAGAGGCATCGGCGACACAGGCCACCCCGGTCGTTAACTGAATGTCGGACGTCCACGCCGCCGCGACCGCAGCTCCGAGCTGAGCCGCCGTCATTCCGCCGCTCACCGCGACAGGCACGCGCACACCGTTCACCTGCAGTGCAGTCTGTCCGGACGCAGACGCTGCGGCAACCACGACCGGCGCGACGCCGGTGGCAGTCGTCGAGGTGCCGGACGCGGAAGCAGCCGTTGTTCCGGAGGAGGAAGACGAACCCGAGACCTGAGGTGTCACCGTCCACGCCTGTTTCGCCGCTCCGGGCTGCGGGCTGACCAGAACCATATCCAGAACCGTGTAAGGCGCATCCGTGACAAATGCCTTCACAGCCTGAGCCATCAATGAACCCGGGCCGGCCAGCGACTGCGCGGAGGATGCGGTCACGTTAGGATAAATCGTGCCGGCCTGACCTGTTCCGGAAGCGCTGAGAGCGCCGATCAGCAGCACACGCAGCGGCATCCCGGCCATCGTCGTGCCGGAATTGATCTGCGTAACTTCCGCGTAAGCACCGGGAACCTCCCACTGATCCGGGATTTCTCCGAACGTAATCGAGCCGCTCATGAATTCTTCCCTTTGCCGGGCTTTACAGGCACAGCGACCAGATCACCGCAACGGATCAGCGCGGCCCAGAAAAGACATTTTTCGTCCACCTCAACCGTCTGTCCTGACGGCACGACGCGCCCCGTCTGATCCAGAACACGCCGTCCGTCCGCCACTTTCACCGGTGTCATTCGCCCCTCACTTCCAGAACCGCGTCCGGATATGTCGTGTCGTTGACATCCCAGCTCTCGCCGAGACGCAGAAAATCATCCGCCTGCGCGTAAAGCGCAGCATCATCCAGTGAGACATTCTCGAAGACGGCCGTAACGCCCACGATCGCCTGGGCCTCGTCGATCCACTCAGCGGCGGGCGGAAGCTCCACATCACGCACGACGCACCTGCCGACATCCGTGACAGAGAAACCGTGCAGCATCGCTGTCAGCGTCGCGACCAGTCCGAATGTTCCGATTCCGCGCACCTGTTCCGACCCGAGATAGAGCTGCTCGACGTTTTTCATCCTCACCAGGCCGAACACCGGAAAAATCAGGTCACCCCGAAAGGTTTTCCCTGTGTCCGACGACGGCTTCCAGCCTGAGAAACCGACCGCGATCGACTGATCCGGAGACAGAATGCGGGTCCACGTCGCTTTACTTGCATGGGGCGGCACGACGAAATGTTTGAATTTTGTCTCGGGAAGTCCCTTTCGCAGCCGGGACCGAAGCCCGTTCCAGGCCGCCGTGACAACGTTCCCATCCTTCAGAAGCCCTGGATAGAGTTCGTCTTTTTCGGTCATCAGAAGCACCTGCTCGACGAAAGTCCGGGCCGACGCGCCTGAAACCGCGACCACTGATTACTCGTGTCGGACGTCACCGCTTTCTCAAGCGTCGCTTTTCCCGCGCCGATGTCGTTCAGCCAGCCCTGGGCATCCTTACGGTCCGCCCGCATCTGGTCCGTCGGCACAGTCGTTGAACTGACCGCCAGATCGTATCGCGCCAGCTTGCAGCAGGCATGGACGAGAGCCGGTGTCGGCGGAATGACGGGCACCACGTAACGACGGATCAGATAGCTGTCGATCAGGCTGGACGCCTCATCCAGAGCCCGCCCGACCCGTGCTTCGTTGACTTCGCCAATCAGCTCATCACGGGATGCGGTGAGCGTCTGCAGCTCATCCAGCCCGTAACGCTCAATCAGATCGGCAAGCGTGGCATAAGCCATCAGCGGACCCTGATGACTTCAAACTGCGGGTCCGCCGCGATCGCCGCGACCGTCTCTTCAGAGAGATCACCGTCGGCGTAAATCTCCAGCCCCTTGTGCTCGATGCCCGCGCGCCGGAACCCCGGACGCCGGCACACCACGATGACAGAACCACCCGGAACGGCGATCGTGCCGTCGCCGCGCGAGAGAATGTCAGCGCCGCCAGCAAAAGCCACAGCCGCATCGACAGCCTTCTTCGTCTCTTCACTCATGTCACCGCTCTGTTTTGTTTGTGGTGCCCGTCCCATCATCAGCCTCCGTTCGTCAGAGACAGGCGGGGCGCGATGAGCAGTTCAGCAGCACCTTTCCAGGGGTTGCTGACAGAAACCGCATTCGTTCCTCCCGTGGAGGGCACGAACTCCGCGTTCAGCAGCAGTCGCCCGGAACCTTCCAGATTTGTCGGCACCACCATCAGGTTCGGCCGGATGCCATACGGCGTCCCGTCCTTCCGACGCTGACTGGCCATCGCCGTCAGAGCATCCTGAAACGAGGCTCCGGAAATCGGGCGGGTCGAGCGATACGCCACCTGATACATGCCGACGCCTGCCGCACACCGGCCGTCGACGCCCCAGAGAAACCGGTTCTCGTTGAAGACATTCCCTTCACTCACCTGCGTTTTCGCTGTCACGGTGAAAGGCCGGCGCGGCTGAAAGATCATCGGTTTCAGAGGGCGCGTCGTATCGAAAAGATACCAGGCTGGCCCGGCAGTCTCACCGGACTGCGGCACTCCGACATTGGAATACGCAATGACCCTGCCGTTTTGATCGTAAGTCTGATGGTCCGGATCGAAGAAGTTCTGACCATCCATGCAGACGGTTGTTGTTCCGGCCATCAGAGCATCAAAAACCAGCTCGTCAGGCAGGACGGATGCGTTGTAACCGAGCTGCTCGATCGCAGGCGTCAGAACCCCGAACTGATCATCCTCCAGATCTTCGCGGCGAATACCGAGTGTCTGCTCGAATGTCCGGTTCGGAATCCGGAAAGAACCAACCCTGAGCTGCTCGATCTGCCTCTCACCAACCCACTCGCGCAGACCGCCGATTTCGGCGATGCGCGGATAGAAGTTCTCCCCTGACGACGAGGGCACGGTCATGGAGAACCGCTGGTAGAGCGATGGCGCGACGGTCAGATATTTATTGAATGCTGTGTTCACCTTCGTGGTGAGCGCATTCATGTTTCCTGCATTGATTTCCATCTTATCTCAGCCTCACGCGATCAGAACGAAGGCGTTTCCAGCCTCGTCGAAGCCGGCAATCGTGCCGACGGGAAGCCGGGCCGATCCGCCCGACGGTGTTTCAGTGAGTGAGACCTGAGCGTCATCGACCGCATAGGCCGGCTTCCCGTAATCCGCCCATGTCGGAGCTGTATCGAACGGGAGAGCCCAGCAGCCTTTCTTCGGCCAGAGTGGCGGCTCGCCTCCGACTGCCGGCGCAAGCCCCGCCGTGGCGGTCGCATCAAGCTGCCGGTCAGCAAGGCCGACAACAGCAACAACCGGAGAAGGTGGATTTTCCGTCTGCGGCAGAACAATCGTGCCGTCCTGGCAGACGAGGCAGATCGACCCGCGAAACGTTTTCACACCGGCCGCCACGACGTGCGGAAATTCAGGACCGTGCGGAACCCTCTTTTCCAGATATGAGGAATCAGATGTCAGCGGCATCTCACTTTTTCTCCGTCAGGCCGAGTGCGTCATCCATCGCCGATGACAGATCTGAAGCCACACCACCTGAACCGGCGGTCGGCTGAATCTTTGACGCGCCCCGGGAATGCATGGTGACGTTCTTCGGAACATCGACCAGACCATTGACGATCATCTCGGCAGTGTCCGGATTCTGCGAGTGCAGCGTCAGAAGCTCTTTTCCAAGATCTTCCGAAATCACCTTCCGCTTTCCTGCCGTCTCCAGCCATGCCTGCGACGCACGCTCGCGCACTTCGCCGAGCTGCTTTTTCAACCCGTCGATCTGCTGCTGCGCATGCGTACTGACCGTTTCCTGCTTCGCCCGCAGCCCGGTCACCAGCGCATCCGTCGACGTGGACGCAGGCAGGCCGGTCAGTTCAGTCACCTGGCTATGCAACGTCAGGGCTGAACCGGCGCGACCAAGCGCCGCGCGAATATCAGACTCTGTCGACCCCTGAGGAAGCCCCAGAAGCCGCGCGATATCATCAGGGTTCATCCCCGCGTTCTCCGATTGTGTGTGAAGATGTGTCAGCGTCAAATTCGGCAGATTCGTCAGGGATGCCCGCGCGATACGCGTGACCACGCCGTCTGTGTTTGTCGCGAACGCCGGAGACAGACCCCGGTATGATTTTTTTTCCCAGACGTCATCGCCAGCCTTCGTCCAGTCGGCGCGGCCCCAGATCCCGTCTGCGCGGGACTGAAGCTCGACGATCCACGCCATGGCCGGTGCTGAACCGCCGTGTTTCGCCGCATGGTCGGTGATGTGGTTTTCATCGAGAAGGATCTTGCCGTGCTCGATTTCCATCGAATGACGGATCAGCGCATCAGGGTTCTCCAGACGATAGGGACCACGGCCGTCGGCTCCGCGAAACACCCCGGCCGGAAGCAGATGAATCCACTCAGGCGGTGTTTCGCTGTCCGGCAGCATCGTGTGAAAGTGAAGCAGAGCGTTCATTGCATCGTGATGCCAGACGGGCAGGCATCCAGCCATGATCCAGCGTTTTATCGCGTGGTAACCCGATCGCGCGCGCAGAGCGCCGCAGAGCCGTGATGCAGGCTCCGGACAGGCAATCACCCAAAGCCACGCTAAAAAGCCGCCTGACCCCCGCTTAGCGCCGCTTAAAGACCACCTGAGCGTGAAAGGCGATCATGACTTCATCGCCCGCTCCAGAAATTCTTCCAGTTCGGTCATCATCATTGCACGGTCATCCGCCGTAAAGCCGAGATAAGGCCGCTCAGGGATGAAAACCGATTTTACGCTGAAAGGAATCCCGCCCATCTCAAAGCTCAGATAGGGTTTGTTTTTCGGAAATATCCAGCCACCCATCTGATGGATGCGCGCATAGACCTTGCCGGAACCCCATTCGAGCACGTTTCCACGCACCCGAGCCGTCAGGCTCGCATACAGGCCGGACGACGAAAAATCCTTTCCACGAAGGATTCCCGGCCCCTCCTTGCCGGACGCGTAGAGTGGATTGAGCGGCGCATAAGAGTCCCACTTCACACCACGCGGATCGACGCCGTCCTTCATTCTGCTTCGCGTGTTTCTGACGACACCTCTTCCCAGCGCCAGCAGCACCCGTGACGGATCACGGCCGATCGACGCGATGCGCCCCAGCGCGTCCTGAACTGGCTGTGTCGATCCTGTTATCGAGATCCCGGCCATTCCTGTCGCCTCACATTCTCAATGGTGCTACTGTGATGTCGTGGCGCATGGCGACACGGTGATGAATCTGCTTGCCGTAGCACGCTGTCTGCAGCGGAGCGCTTTATGGGGTTGGCCAGCAGGCCCCATCCGTGCGCCACATCACTCGTCGTCAGCGTTGCTCTCCAGTTCATCCGGCACAGAGCCCCACAACATCGTCCTGTTGCGAGCCAGCCGCTGCGCGTCACTGACTGACAACCCGTTAAACGACGCCAGAAAAAGCTCGTGACCGTCCTGCGTGCGTTTAATTGCAATGCGGTAAAGCCGCTTTTCCCGGCGCGAGATCATCACGACCGATGTCGGCTTTCTGTCCGCCACAATTGCTTCCGGATGCGCGATCATCTTCGGCAGAGCCCCGTATTCTTCATCCGTAATCTCGCGGTGATGCACGCGGTTTTTCTGCAGAGTATCATCAGAAAGCTTTACACTGTCTGTCTTCACCTTCAGAGCTTCAGTCACCGGCTCTGGTGCCGTTCCGGCCTCCACAGTGCCGGCCGGCATGTCCATCGTCACCAGCCGGCCGATCTGCTCCTGCTGGACTTCCTGCCGTCGTTCCGGCGTCACGCGGGATGGCAGCTTCCCATCGATATTCTGCACCGGCTTCAGCGCTGTCTCCGCCCGCGTTTTTTCCGCCTCAAGCCACAGCTTCCCCGGATTAGTCTGGAAGCCGGGATCAATGCCTTTCGGAATCATTTCGGTCTTCCCGCTCACAGGATTTTTCCACGACCGCAGATCAAGCGGCGGAGCCTCGCCAACTTCCCACCTGTTCCGGCGCAGATCCGCGCGCGACACAGGTTCGACCGTGCAGTGACACCTCCAGCCATTCGGCGGCCAGTGCGTATTCCACCACGGATCATCCGCGCGCAGGATCATCCCTCCCCACGCCTCATGATCATGTCGCGGATGCTGGCAGACGTGGTGCTGATATTGCCAGTAAGGGAAAATATCGAGTGCTTCGGGTGTGGTAAGCTGTCGGTAATTCCCGGCGGAATAGGCATTCGACAGGTTCTGCGAGTAGATCAGATCCGCCCGCCATCCCGCCGTCCCGGTGAATTCCCAGCCACGCCGCGTCACGATGCTGTCGAAATCCGTCCGGAACTCCGCCAGCGTCGTGCCATCCGTCAACGCCTTGCCAACGGCCTTGCGGAAATCATCCAGCAAAGCCTGAGAGGTCGCGCCGGCAACAGCAAATCCCGTCGCATGCGCGTGCGCCTCGATCTCGCCCCAGCGCTCCGTCGGGACATTCACCTTGTCGCGAAAGAATTTTATCGCGTCTGACGGCGGCAGCGTCGCGCCATAAGCAACATCGTCAGCCACGCTTCATGGCATCCAGAGCGGATGCCTCACCCGCCAGTTCCGCCACGAGAACACCGGCCTGCATCGCCACGCCGAAAGCATCGTCATCAAGATTCAGCCGCTCCAGACGGTCGCGCAGATCCTCCATGCTGGTCGCCAGCGTCAGCTGCTCACGCACAGCGCCTGTCATCCCGTTCACGGCTGATGCCGCCGTCCGGGCCAGTCGTTGCGTCATCAGGTCGATGACGTGCGGCCCTTCAGCCTGAACGTGCTTTTCAAGCAACTGCCCGATCTGTGCATGCAGTGCCAGCTTTCCGCCGGATTTCTGCTCCCGCAATTCCTGCCCCTGCGCCGGCTCGCTCTGCACTGTCGGCGCAGATGCCCGCGCGGGCAGGGACTGCGGCGTCCGCTGTTCGCCAGGCAGATCGTGCGACGGCTGCACGGGCTGCGGCTGCGCGGCAATCCCGATCGTCTCGTCCCCGTCCTCCGGTGGCGACAGCGACATGCGGTCGAGAACCTCCTGCGCCTTCACTTTCAGGCCCTGCGGTCCAAGCCACTGAACCGCCTGCACAAGTTCGGAGAGCGGGATCTCATCCGGCCGGCCGATCATCACCAGCGGATAATCGCCATCGGCACCACCGAAAGTCATGTCGATCATCGGCCGCACGATCTGCTCGTTGACTGTCCAGCTCAGCAGCAGGCCGTCCGCGCGCTCGATGTCCTCCTGCACCTGCCGATGGATCGCACCGGATGCGTGCGTGCCGCTCCGCGCATCCGTCGTTCCGGTCTGTCCCAGAACAGCCTTGCTGATCTGCTCGTCCAGCCACTTTGCCCGTCGCTCATGAATGTCGTTTGAGCCGGCGCCGTGTTTCGGCTCGACAAGCTCAAAATCCATGTCCTTCGGCATGATCGCGCCGAACATGCCACCATAATCCGTGACTGCCCGCCACAGAACCTCGCGGTCCTCTTCGGACGCTCCCGGGCCATACCGCCCGATCCGGCCCGGCAGTCCAAAGTTCTGAACGAAAATACCCCAGTCCCGCACGGTGAAAAACTTGAACATGCTTGCCCAGGCAATGGCGCGCGTCAGGCCGGACTGAAGCGTCAGTCCCGACCAGCTCGGATGGCGGTGAACGACATACTGGCGCGGATCAACCCCTGCGAAGCCGCTTTCCGGCAAAGCCCCGATCATGTCCGGCGTAAAGGTTACGGATGCATCGTCGCGGATCTTGAGACTTTCGCCATCCTGATACGAGATATCGAACCAGCGCTGCGGTCTGAACAGCAGCTTGTCCGGCACGTAGCCGCCCGTCTTCAGACCCCACTCGATCGCATGAACTGACCAGCCCTTCGCGATCGCGTCCAGCATATCGAAAATCGCGTGCCGCAGCACGCCGCGTTCGACCCAGTCACGGACAAACTGCGCCTGCTTCTTCTGCTTCCGCGACGGACCGGCATCGGTCACGGTGATCGGAACCTGCGCTACAGTGCGCTTCCGCGTCGACAGCACGGACAGATAATGCAGATCCCGGCTCTCGATTTCTTCACAGAACGTCTGCCATGACAGAGAATTTCCCTGAGCGGCATCGGTGAGGAGAGACCCCAGCATCCGGGGATCAATGTTACCGATCGGCGTCGTGTGAATCGCCGGCCGTGACCCGACCAGCGTTGGGCCGCCGGCTACCCGGCGCAGCATTGCGGGAGGAAAAGGTCTGTTCGTCACAGGATCAATCAGAGCCATCAGTAACGCCCCTGCTGCTGTTGCCGCATCAGACGGGCAGCCGTCTCGCAGCCGACTGGCTTCTCCACGGGAATCAGCCGGCAACGGCAGTTACACACATCAAAAGGTCTGCCTGAGAGGGATGACAGACGTTCGCAGGCCTCCATCTCGACGAGTTTTTTCAATTCAGGATCAGAGTCCGGATTCATGTTCACTGCGCCGCCTGACAGGCCCGCACCTGGTCGCGCAGTCCGCCATAATCACGCACGAACCGATGCGTTTCAGGCAGCGCGGCACTCGCGAGTTCCTGCCTCAGCGTGCTCTCATCACTCGCTGAATACGTCATGAGAGACGGACAGATCAGCTTCACCGGCCGCGTGCATCCACACATCAGGGACACAAGCGCGATCGCGACGATCAGAGCACCTGCGCGCAATGATCCACGTCCGATTTTTCGCAGCCTGGCGATATCGGTATCGGTTTCACTCCACATCAGAACGTTCCTGCTTTCAGGCGCGTGTCCAGCGTCGTGTCATCCGGCGCCGCGTTTGTCTGCGCCGCCGTCATCTTTGCCGAAACCGTGGCCACGTCATCTGCTTCCGTTGCAGCGCGCTGCGCCTCGGATGACTGCTCGGATCGCCCGGACAACACGATCAGGCACACGCCGAACAGGCCTATGATTCCAATAACCACCGCAAGACAGATCCATCCGATATCAGTCACAGCCGCACACTCCCCCGTAATCCGTAAAAATCGCGCCGCCCTGAACGCTCTCTTGCGATTTCATCCTCGACAGCCCACTCGTGCCTGCCACCCGATCCGCTGTTCATCCCATAAGGATTCGGCGCGGCCTGGTAGCCATATTCCTCGGGATCAGCCCGTGAGGCCGCCCACGCCATGGCAACCGCGATCGCCGCGTCCCCATGCCGCGTCCCGGTCTGATCGGCGGAGCGGCTGTCCGGAACCCTCGCGATACCGCGCACGATTTTCAAAGAGCGGATATCGTCGTGAATGTCCCGATCGGCGGGGATCGTGATCGTCCCGTCCTCCATCGCAGCTTTGAATGGAGGCATGTTGTCGCGATACCAGCCCTCACTCAGCATCACTGCCTCGATGCGCTCGCCGTAGCGCTGCACGGCAACTTCGGCCAGATACTGACCGTTACCGCGAGAATCCATCTTGCCCGCCCGGAAGCGCGGCAGCCGGTCGACAATCCAGAACAGTATCTGTTTTTGCTGCTCAAAAGGAACGTTGCGCAGTTCGAGAACGAAAGGCGTGTGCCGCAACAGGCTCCGCTCAATAGCGAGGAACCACAGCACGGTCAGATCGCCGGTCCGGCCGAAATCCTCGCCGAAACAGTGTGGCGTTTTCTGATCAAGCTGCTCAACGACAGGCAGAAGCTGCTCTTCACAGAAGCGCCGCGCCTCGGCCTCGCGGATCTTCTCCGGCAACAGCGTAAAGGCCGGATCGCAGGACCACCGGATCACATGTGCGGAAGGCACTGAACGCGCCTCGATTACGGCGAGCGGGATGTACGCCCCGGTCGAAGGCTGCGGAATGCAGAACAGCTCCTGCTCCGCTCCGTCACCGTACATCCGGATGATCTTGTCGCGCCACCCGGCCTCTCCCTCCGCCGACCAGTCCTGTCCCTGGCGCAGACAGATCGTTCGGTAGAGGCCCTGGGCAAGCGCATCGTCAAACGTAATGCGCATCAGCGCATAATCAGGATGACGGCCCGCTCTGATGTCGTTCACGAGTGTATTAAACGGGCTCTGATCGCCATTATGCGATGAGATGATAACAATCCGTCCGCCCCAGATCAGCAGCGCGAAGGCCGCGTCCAGAACCGCCTGCAGATCGTCAATGAAGGCGGCCTCGTCAATGATGACCAGCCCCTGCTTCGACCGGAAGGCGCGCGCGACGGACGGCAGGCCGAGCACCTCGTAGCCCGATCCGAAATCAAGCCGGAAAATCTTCAGATCCCTGTCCGGATTTTCCGGATCGATGAAAAGGCTCTCGCCGACTTCAGATGCAGGGATCTCAAGTAGCTTCGCATGATCCGCAGCATCGGACACGAACTGGCGCGTCATGTCCTTTTCAAATCCCATATAAAACACGTCCATCCCGCCGGCTTCCCGGCTCGATGACGCGACGAGAGCGGCGAGCCAGCTGACCCCCCATGACAAACCGACCCGCCGTGATTTCTCGATCACTGTCACTTCATGAGACAGGATCAGGTCATTCGCCTTTCGCTGATAGGGAAGCAGCGGCCATTCCTGCGGACTGTTCGTCATTTGAGCCCGAGGACCTTTTTGCGGATCTTCTCGGCCGTATCCGGACTGAGCCCGCGTTCCTTCATCGCCTCGTTCAGACGCTCGTCAGTTTCCTTCTTGATCCGCTTCTCGATCCGATCTTCCGTCTGTTTCTGATTCTCGATGTCCGCCCGGGATGATTTCGTCAGATGATCAATCGTCCGCGCCAGTTTAACGACCGTGTCAGCAGTTATTCCTTCCCCTTCTGACGCGGATCCGGTTGCATCAAACAGCAGATTCAGCACGGCAGTATTCAGCAGCTCGATATTCAGCTGCGCGGTGCGCGACGCTGGCGCATCACCGAACTGACGCGTCACCGCCTCGGTGATGTTCTGCGCGTGACGCAATGTCTGCCCGACCTGTTCCATGGATTTCACATGCCGGCCCAGCGCTGACCGGCTGATCTCGGTCACGTCCAGTTCGCGGAGCGCAGCAAGGATCTCGTCGAGCGTATGCCCGTTGCCGCGCAGTCTCCCGATCTCCTCGCGGATCTCGGGCTCCAGCCGATCGATGGATGACGGGCGGTTCGCCATGACTCAGGACGTCAGCCGCCGGCCGACACCCGAAATCGTCTGCTCGCCCTGAACCGCGCGCTGCCCGGTCGGTGTCAGAACAACCTTCCAGAGCTGGCCATCCGCACAGGGAAGCTTTTCAACGCGCACACAGCTGCGCTTTTCCAGAAACGTCAGATCGTCGCGCATCAGGTCATGGTCTGTATCCCGACCCGTCGCAATCACGGCCCGCAGCAACACATCCTCATTGAGCATGTGATTGCTCATCTCTGCGATGCAACCCAGAATCCGTAGCCGCCTGTCCTCAATGATCGACTCAAGCACACCCACTGTCTCAACCTTTCGCTATGTGACCACGGACGATCGTGTGAACCATCTCGCGCGTATCGTTCCCGGATTTCTCTATCCCGCTGAGCATGATCTGCACTTCACGCATCACACCCTGCGTCTCGCTGATCGTTGCCTGCATGCTGTGAATGCCGTCGTCGACCGACATCTCGATCCGGTCGACGCGCTCACGCAACTCCGCGTGCTTCTGGCTGATTTCGAGATGCCGAAGCTTCTCGATCACGGCCAGAATCACCACCAGCACCACAACCAGCCCAAGGCCCAGGCCAAACACCAATTCCATTGAGCCAGTCGTCATTGTCCTGGTTCAGATCAGGACGCGGTCGTGGCAGTCGTGGCAGTCGCCGTGGCGCTCGTCGCATCCGACACAGGCACAAGGATGCCGGCCAGATCCGCGACAGCCGCCTTCAGATGAGTGATCACCGCGTCCTCAGTCGGAAGCGCAACCCCAAGAGATTTTGCCAGAGTGACAAACTCGGAGACCGACATCTGCACCAGCGGGTTCGATGTCTCAAACTTGTCGTAGGCAGCCTGAAGATTGCTGATGCCGCCGTCGATCGTCGTCACGGCCGATTTGATTGCGGTCTGCGCGATCGTTGAATAAGTCGACAGTTTTCCGCCCGCAACACCAGGAATAATCGCATTCAGCACCGGGAAAATCGACGACAGAATACCCGAAACACTTACAGTCATGTTCAACTCGCTTTCCTGCGCCGCGTCCGCGCCGTTCCTTTATGTCGCCGTCCCCCGCCGGAAACGGAGAATTCATGCGGCGGCGCTGGCAGCATCCCGACCGGACCACTGAAACGCGAGATCGACCCGGTCGCTGAGACGCGCCAGCCAGCCATCGCCGCTTCCCGTAAATCCGCGATCACGACGATAAGCCGCCTCCTGTGCCGTCGCGAGGGCCGCGATCAGCAACAGGTCACGGCCGCCCGATCTGCCCACGGCCTCCAAAGTCACGGGGCCGATACGGCCATCCACGTTGACCCGGACATGCTCCTGAAGATCTTCAGCCCATCGGCGCGAAATATGAAAAATCAGCATCCGGTTCGTCGCGACAGTGAGCCGGCGCAGCAGATCCTCGCTCATGATGTCCGTTCTGTCGTGCGCGCCGAACAGCCCAGAAAGTTCAGTCAGCGCACCATGAACGCCGGCGTTAAAGCCGAAATCGAACATCATCAGATCGACACCCGAAGGTAGTCGGTCACACCACAGAGTGTTCCAGAATTTTGCTCGCGCGATCACACGAAACTCAGCGGCCGTAACCGCCTTCATGCGCGCGGCATCAACCAGCGCAGCATCACCCAGCCACTCCGCCAGCAGCGGCGCCGAAATGCCGCGCATGGAGCCTGCGAAGGTGCCGTGCCCCATACGTCCGCCAGTCCAGTTTCCACCGTCATCGCGACGGCCACTGTAGCGGCCTTCATGTTTTTCAGTGAAATCGAAGCTGAGATCGGCGTTCTGTTTCATGCGCGAAGAATTACGCGCGCGCGCCATGGTCCGAAACGATCAAGCGCTTTATCAGGTCGGTCGCCAGCTATCAGAACAGCGAGGTCTGCCGCTCATCTTTCGGCCGGATCCGCTCCGGGCGTCCGTCTCCGGACGCGAGCTTCTGATGGACTGCGACGAATGAAATACCAGCTCGCGCAGCCATCTCATTTACGGTCAGTCCCATGCGCGCATAAAGTTTTATACGCCACGTCTTGCACATCGGGACGATATAAAAATCTCCGCCATACCGGTCACAGATCACCGATGCGACGTCGTCGCCATAAACCTCGGCAAGTCTTGATCCGGCTGCCTTACGAGGAATTGTCAGCCGCTGCCCGGCGGCGCTCTCGATAAACCGGAGAGCAGAATCTTCGCCGACAGCATCGACCATCCACGCAATATGTGCCGGCGGCTTAATCATCAGGCCAGGCTCATCACGCCCGGGAAAAATCCACGGTCTGCCCAGAGTTCACCACTGCGATGCCGCAGCAGATCGTCCGCACTGACAACCAGACGGACTTCATCCTGAGCAGGCTCTGTCAGCGCGCACAGCGTCGCGTCCATCACGCCATCCTGAGACCAGCGGACAAAACGGTTATAAACCGTTTTCCATTTTATCCTGTAGTCAGCAGGCACGTCGCGCCACAGAACTCCGCTGCGGAGAACCTGGACAATCGCACTCAGCACCGCGCGATCATCGATGCGAGAAACACCGTGCGACTTTGGAAACATCACACTGACAGCATCCATCTGTTCGTCGGTTGCCCACCACAAATATTCGTTCGTCGCGACCGTTTCATACCGGCAGCACATCACACACTCTCCGTGTTAATTTTCCGCCGCGCAGATGAGACCCCGGCCGCAAGCCGCACCCGCCACGCTTTCAGTGCCTCAATCACTTTCTGCGCTCCCTCATCATCAAGAAACTCCGGCGCATCCACTCCCGCAGTCCGTTTCACAAAGGCCCTCAGAGCCGCCTCAGAGCCTTCTGAGCGAAGCGCTGGCGCCATCTCTCGCCAGATCGCCCAGACCTTCCTCACGGCGGCGCTCGTCTCGACGCGGCGCCGCCCTGCCTTCACGCGAAAACCGAGACGCTTCATTTCCTTCAGCACATCCTCAAGCTGCCCGATCGAACAGGCCGCGCACGATGTATGGCCCGTCACACGCCCCAGGATATCCCGATACGTTTCAACCTCCAGCGCCAGATCCTTTCTGGCAACATGGATTTTCGTGATCAGAGACTGCCGCCCAGCGTTTTTCTTCACACCGGGCTGCATGTGAGGATGTTCGGTCACGACCGCCACGACGGGCGCTGAGAAAATCTGGGAAGAAAATGGTCCGTCAATTTTCCAGTCGAGCGGTCAAGGTGCCGACGAATGCCGATCACATCATGCAAAAGATTAAAATCGTCCGCTTCATATAGCCTCTCCAGGTCCAGCGGACACCCATTTGAATGCGTGGCGATAAGATCCATCTCGATTTCAAGGTCAATGTCGTCCACGTCTTGCGACAGCAAGCATGCAGGCTTGAGATCGATTATCCGTTCGGCAATCTTCCTGGCTAATTCTCGCTCTTCGGGACAACAACTGAAGCGAACACGCATCGGAACATCAATCATCACACGCCCCTGTCTCATATCGCGAACCACAAAACGGACAGAACGTCGGTATGGCGTAGCAAGCGCGACCACGCCGTTTTTCGGGGATCAGCTTGTCTTTCCGGATGATGTTCATGACGGGGAATTCAGCCAGTGCGCCGTTTACCACACGCATCGCTGTCGCAATGCGTCCACCCTGTCTTTCTTCAATTTTAGTATTCATGTCTTCCAGACAGTCGCAGGCCATCACACAGCCCTCCTGACCGCATCCCGCTGCCAAACGAGCAGCACCAGGCCACACCACCCGAAGATGGCTCCGGCGCCCACAGCCATCGCAATGGCCAGCACCCACATCGCATGAAAAACAATGTTCATCACCGTCATACCTTCGAGAAGTCAGGAACGATCTGTTCCCATGGAGCAGTGCTCTCAGGTCGAACATGCACACGGATACCCGTTTTCGAACCTCCGACCGTCACTGCGTCGGAAATCGCTGCCCGCGCATCCTCCCAGCGCGGGTGCTGAAGATTCAGCTGCCGCAGGCCGATCAGACGCTGCACATTCACCCGACCGGTCCGTTCATCCCGCTCAAACGCTGCCGTTACCAGCGTGCGCAGATCCGCACTGACGCCGCCTTCACTGATCAGATCATCCAGGATCTCGTTCACCAGAGCCTGAGCCGCCGGAAGAGCCTCGGTCGTTCTCATATAATCAGACGTCGCGACGGTGACTTTGGTGCAGCCATCAAAACTCTCGAACGAGAATCCACCACGCCTGCCACCGATGCGCGCGTTATACTGGTCAAATATCAGCTGCTCGAAAGCGGCGATGTCGCTGAAAATCTCCTGTTTGACCCGCGCATTATATTCGGCGAGCGCCGCCAGCTTACGCCTGATCACCAGCGCAGTCTGATGCGTCAGAACAACCTGCGGACGAATGCGGCTCACAGTCTGCGGTCGCCCGAACCGGTTGCGGACCATCTCCACGCCGTCGATCATCTCGAAGCCCCATTCATTCACGCTGCTTTCTCCGCCCGACATCCGACATCCCTCCGGTTCATTCCCGAAAAATAAGAAATAATTCCGTCATTGATTCCGACCATGCTGACCCGAAGCTTCTCAACCGCTTCAAATGCCACCTGATCTGAAACGTCTGCGGAGACACCGGGAACCGCATACGCAGATCCGGTCCATGCACGCGCTTTGAGCGCGGTCTTGATCACATCCCGATCACCACAGCACAGCGGCAGCTTTCCATCCGGAAAACCGACACCGGCCTGAAAATCGATCCGTCCATCGCGGCTGACCCACGCGGTCGAAAGATCACTCCTGACGCGGGCCATCAGAAATCAGCTCCCGCACTCAATATCCGCTTCACTTCCATATTCAGAAGGAGCGCCATGACGGCCAGATCCGCTGAACTGCCCGACAGAGCATGCAGATTCCTGTGTCGCCCCTCATTGAGGCGAACGCATTCCGACTGCACCGCAACAATGCGCGCGCTATCCGCAACCGCGTAAGAAAGCCGTTTCAAACCCGGAATTTCGCCGGCAGCCCGGTCATGCAGCCGGCGAAAGGCCGCAGCAGCCGAAACAGAAAGCACGTTCTGAAACTCGCTGAATTCGATCTGTCCCGACATCAGTGAATCCTCCCTCCGACATCACGAGCCTGCATCGTCTGTGCCGATCTGAGCAGCAGGCAGAGACAGACGGCCTCCAGGACCATCATTCCCGAAGCCCGCATCTCCTCATCTGAAATCGCAAGATGCGCGATGCGTCGTTTACCGATAAATCCCAGTCGCTCAGCCAGATTGGAAAGCGTTTCATTCATCGAAAACGGCTCAGATGCCGTCTCCTCAAACCGCAGATAATCCTCGCACAGCGCATCGAAAAACACGCGCAGATCATCTTTCTGTTTCTGATTCCTCTGCATCACAATCCCTCCCGAATGATTGGCACAATCTGTGCCGTGCCGTCGCGAGCAGGCAGCGCCTGCTCCTCCAGCAATTCCTCCGTCAGCGCCCGCACGGTCGCCTGGCTGGCCCGAAGCTGCCTGCCGGCGTCCGTCAGCGTTTCTCCCAGCGACCGCAGTTCGTCTGCCTTCAGGACACGATCCTCACTGGCCTGCTTCAGGAGCATGCCCACTGCAAAAAGCTGCTCTGCCATCGGCGCTTCCGTGCCGTTCAGTCGTCCGATCATACTCATCACCACTTCGCTTCCAGCGCGGAAATCACCTCACGGACTGTCTTTGACTCTGGCAAAGCCTGCAGGAATTCCCTGATTCCTGATCTCACGGCTGACGAAACATCGGCATCCACCGTTCTGCCATCCGTGCTCTCATAAAATGCTTCGAGAATGTCATCGTCTTTCATGTGCCATCACTCTCCCGCCGAAACCGGCAACTCGCCATTCGTCAGTTCCCGCCACGCGGCCTTTACGTCGCTGACAGACATCTCCGCCCGTCCCGCAGAGGTCGCGAGCATCCGTGCGTAGCTGATCGTCTTGTTCATCTGCCGCAGCCCACCGGGCTGCATCGCAATGAAGCGGCAGAGATCCCGGATCGTCTTTTCAGAAATCCCCCAGGCATCGAGCAGCATCGCAACGTCCTTGACCTGCGGGCGATCACGCTTCTTCCGCATGCCGATCCGGGAAAAGATCATAGCGTGGGAGGCTTCACGGCCCATGCCCTCAATGCGCTTGCGCAGCGGCTCATTGCCCATGAACACGACGCCAATCCGCGCGCGGTCGTGAACCGATCGCAGCTGATCGATCGCATCCGTTTTCAGGTGCTGCGCCTCATCGATCACGACCAACCCCTGAGTGTCCGTCACACGGCGGATGATCGACGACATCATGCGGCGGGAATTGACGTTTTCCACACCAATCACGTCGCACAGTTCGCGGAGAACCGCGTTTGGGGTTTTCATGTCCGGGTCAGCGGTCAGGATCCACACATTCGGATTGCGCCGCTGATGTTCAAGCGCCGCCTCCGTTTTTCCCACACCCGCGCCGCCGGTGATCAACCCCATGTCAGGCGTGAACTGGGCATACTCCAGGACACTCAGCAGCGTTCCCGCGGTAGGGATATCCAGAAAGCCGGGTGTTTTTGCGGACGAGGTTCGCACCTTGTCCCGTGATCGCTGCGCGTTGAGCCACGCCTCGACCTTCACATTGATTGAATCAACCCGCCCTGCGTAAGCATCCTTCATCCATGCATTGAGGGTCGAATATCCAACCGCCGCCTGCTCCGCGACCGTCCGGACCGAAAGGCCGTCCCGATCAATCGCTGCCTGCAGGTCAACCCGCAGGACACGGGCGCGCGTTTCCTCATCTGATGCTTGCGCATCAGGCACCAAATCCATTACTTCACTCATTACTTGATGTCTTTCAGTATTGCCTTGAACCGGGCGACTGCTCTTCCAGTCGCCCCATCAGCCCGCCCAGCGTTCGGGCCGGATTACATTGCGCAATCTGCGCGTCCGCTCCTCTTCCTCCTCCTCACGGGCGATCAGCGCGTCCTCATCCTCCTCCAGCGCCAGAGCAGCATTGCCCTGAACCGCTGGCCGGAACGGCCGCACCACCTTCGCTTCGATTTCAGTTTCTTCCGTGACAGGCAAAGCGACGTGAATGGCCGCAAGCTCATCCACACTCATCTGCACCTCCAGCTTCCGCGCTTCCTTCGTCGCCTTGCGAAACGCCTTAAATGCGCGTGACTGAGCCTGTGCCGCCGTCTTGTCGTTGAAGCCGACCTTTTCGACGCATGGTGCCGTGCCGAGAAACGTGCCATCGAGCCGGTAGACATGAGCATCACCGTGCATGGCCTGCGGATCGAAGCGCACCACAACCTTCTCGCCGCGATGCGCGTGGAGGAACTCGTCCCAGAAACGATTGCCTTCCAGAGAAATCGTGCCATCCACACGATTGACGGTGATTCCTTCCGCCGCCATCAGCCAGAGCCGGCGCTGCTCATCCGTCGCGCGAACGATCGTCGAGCGCGCATAGGATTCCTCGAACACCTGGTCGAAGCTAAGCCGCCCCTTACAGATGTCTGAGCGCCGCCCCAAACGGGAATTGTGCTCACGGATGCCCTCGGCAACCACTTCAATGAAAACATCGAGCGGCACCGCAGACGATCCGTAATTTTCCGGCTTCGCCATCGGATGGTTGCCTGTATAGGCGCCGGCGAAGCGCGGATGCTTTGAAAGATCGCCAGCCAGATCCCGCCACGCCCGTTCCACCGGCTTTGACCGGCCGGAATAGGGCGTTGCCCAGTGAACCTCGACGCCGAGAAGCGGCAGAATACCCATCGGTTCCTCATCCCGAACCTTGAACCGATATCGGTTTGGAATGCCGCCCGTCAGCCATTTTGACGCGAAGTTCCGCCCGTTATCGAGCAGACAGTACGACGGGATGCCATACCGATCGACCAGGTCGCCGAAGGCGAGCCGAACGCACTCTTTGTTTTCCGAGACATCAAGACGCCATGACAGGATTTTTCCACTGTAGATGTCCTGAAATCCGACCATGACCGGACGCACGATCTTCTCGACCCCGTTCTCGACCCAGCGGACGAACACATCAAACTTGTGCCCGTCTGCGTTGACTGCTTCGAGAGCGTGAAACACAGAATGATCACGCTTCTGTGCAGGAAACATGCGCTTCAGCGCCTCGTCACCTTCACGACACAGTGCCAGGAGCTGCGGCGGAAGCTTCTTCATTTCCCGTTCAAGGGTCTTCGATGTCGGAAGAACCCACCCGCGCTCTGACGCAACCTTCTGCAGCCGGCGAAAGCAGGCCGCAAACTTTGGCTTTTCCAGACGCAGATAATCGGCTTTCAGCATCTGCCATGCTTCTTCCGGAAACTCCGTCACGGCTGCCTTCCCGCAATAGTGCGGCGCAAGCCCCGCCAGCCAGTCGCATCGGTTCAGCCCCCGGATCTGCTCATACCAGGTCCAGATCGTCGCCCGCCCAACGCCTTCCATTCTGGAAATCTGCATGATCGCCATCGTCTTTCTCGCACCGGATAACACCAGCATCTCGATTGCATCAATAATCCGCAGAGCCTTCTTCGCGCGATCCTTCAGGCGCTCCGGCAGAGCGTCATAACGCCGCCACAGATCCTCCCGCTCACGCCGCTCGCGATAAACATCTTTCTCTGACACCTCCTTTTCGCTGCTCTGCCGTAGCATCAGAGCAGCCTGCGCCTGCAACGGCAGCGCATAGACCGTAAATTCGTAACCACCCCCACGACCTTCACGTCGCCGCCACGTCTGTCCTTCACGCTCTGGCACCATCCAGTTCTCCGTTTCGATGCGCGCCTGCACGCCCTGTTTTGTTCCTGGCATTCCAGGGAGCGCCATTTCCGCCAGTTCCGCAGCAGACAGCCACGGAACCTGTTCAGCGGCGGTCTGCATGACCAGCCTGCTCCAGTGACTGCACCAGCGCGAAGTATTCTCTCAATCGCTTCCCGCGCTGCCGCTCCGCCTCATCGACAAACCACGTAAAACTGTGGGACGCCGCCTCGACCTGCGCCTTCTGTGACGGCGAAAGACTACCCTTCGGAAGCCGCTTCGCAATCTCACGGATCAGATCGGACGCGACAATCAGCGCGCCATTCATCGCCGGATCGAACCTCATCACGCTGCCTCCCGCCGTGTTACACCGGCCGTTACCGGACGATCTGCGAAAATCTCCTCCGCCGTCACCTGTCGCCATTTGCCATGCAGCACCGGCACAGATCCGTAATATCCTGACTTCCGCCGACGTTCGGACCAGAAAGCCAGAAACACGGCCACCAGGCAGGGCAGTCCAAAAGCCATCACAAACCAGCTCATGTGCATGGTGATCCCTTCCACGCGGCCCGCTGCAGTGACCGCTCCATCCGTGAAAGCTCCCGCTTTTTCGCCTGCGTTTCCGCAAGCTGAATCATCGGCAGCATCCGCCGTGAAACGACAGCCATGTCATGCGGCGCCGCGAGAAACTCCAGAAGCCGCTGATCGCCTGTTGCGAAAACCAAAGCATCGAAGCGCGGCACGCTGATCGTGTGCGTGTCGCGCATGGGAGAGGCATAGGCGTTCAGAATGTTGACACTGATCGGACGACCGATCCGGACCGACATCATCTCCGCAATCACATCGCGAGAACGCCCACACCCTTCAAGCGAAACTGAAATCGCCCGCGATAACCGTGCCTCGAACGTGTTCCCACGCACCATCCGCTCATCGAATTCGCGGATGGGCGAAGGCGGCTCCCAGTCCAGCAGAGAAAGCTGGGTCGCCGCGTTGATCCTGCGGCCGGTCATCGCATACCTCTGCGACGTTCACCGTCTGCGACAAGGAATTTCAGAACATCATCCGCACTCACGTCGCAAACGTAAATGTAATCGAGAAATCGCATCATCGAGAGAGGCTGCACTCCCTGCTCAGCCTTATTCAGTGACGCGACACTAATCCCCACTTTCTCAGCAAGAGATGTCTGCGAGAGACCTGCCTGAGCACGAGCGCGCTTCATGAATTCTCCGACGAGTGTTTTCAGGTCATCGTCACCAGCGAAGGATCGTCCGTTGAACCTCGCGCCATCCGCTTTCCGAACCGGCTTTACAGGAATCGTCACGCTATAAAGAACAGAATCTGAGACACGCATCATGCCGCCTCCCTGCTGACCGCACCAGGAAGAGAGGGGGCGATATCTTCTATGATATTTGCCCGCTCATCCTCCGAAAACGAGAGCCAGAGCTGATCCCATGCCCCCGCGATTTCAGAGCGGACATGCACCAGAGCCTGAAGTCGCGTCCGGCTGTCCATTTTTCTCCACATGGAGAGAAACTTCTCGAACGCACTGGCAGGCGCGGCCTTCGGCTTATTCTGTATCTGCCTGACAATTTCGACGACATTCCGGACGCCAGGCCACTGGAGAACATAATCAGCAATCTGCCGCTGCATCTCCGGCGTCTCTTTCGCCAGCGCGTCCAGCTGCACACCACTCGATGCCAGCCACGTTCCCGAGATTTCCGTTCGAACATCAGGTGTGATGCTGGTATAGCGGGTGATAGAGCGTCTGATCGTTCTGCTATCCAAACCGAGCTTCAGGGCAGTTGCCTCGGTAAAGGACGGGATCAAGTGGACAAGGTTGTCCACTTGATCCGACTTCCGGTCGCCGCCGTGTTTCGTCTCCGGATGCAACTCCTCATAAACGGCCTTTCGTCGTGCCAGGAATGTCGCCCGATCCAGTGGGTTCAGTTCATGCCGGCAGAGATTTTCATCAATCTCCAGAAGCTCCGCTTCGATATCGGTTGCCTTCATCACGACAGCGAACGCCGCGTCGATCCCGGCGATCTCCAACGCACGCAGCCTGTGCGCGCCAGCGATCAGACGATATCGCTTGCCAACCTTTCGCACCTCGATCGGCGTCCGCTGCCCATGCTCCTGCATGCTTGCCGCGATCACACATGCGTTGTCTTCGTCAATCGCGCGCAGACGACTTCCCACGTCGATCTCGCTGAGTGGAATGATATCGACGTTCATGCCGCCACTCCGTTTGCACGCAGACCGTCATCACGGCGGACGGTTACGATCCGTCCCAGTGACTGAGAAACGGGAGTGCCATTTGCATGATACCGATCCGGCCAGATCAGCCTCGGCTCCTTACACAGAACCTTTGCGATCTCTTTCTCGACCGGCGCCGAATATCCCGACGCGCTGATCGTCTTGCTGACCGCCCGCTCATCACGGCCGATCAGAACGGAGAAGGCAGCCATAGAGCCGAAACGCTTGCGCAGCGCGGCCTTGATGTCCTCCGGGTGCATTCCCTGCGGCTTTTGTGCCATAGTCTCATCTCCTCAATCCGGGGCGGTGCCAGCCGCCCTTTTCTTCAACCCGTTGCGCGGAACATTTCGCCGCGTGCTTTCGTCCCGAGTTGTTCCGTGAAGATACGCCGAAAAATCGCTGTGACAACGATAAAACACTCCTTCCCAGTTCTTTTCTGTGAATATTCTGTTGATAACAACGCTTTATCGTTATATTTCAGTAGCTTAATTATAGCGAATATTCGTTGTGAGTGATTTCCCAGAAAGCGACAACAACTGGAAAACGTTGCGTGGACCCGAGCGGGTCCGAATTGCTGTTGAAAATGGGGGAGGCTATTCAGCGGTAGTTCGTCGTTCCGGCATCTCAGGCAGCTCGCTTAACGATTATCTTAAGGGCCGGGTGCTGCGGATCGACACAGCATTAAAGCTTGCTCACGCCTGCAACGTCAGTCCGCAGTGGCTTATTTTCGGCGATTCTCCATCAACGCCCGTCCCGTCGGTTCCCGCAGAGCAGTGGGAAACCGTCGATATCCCTGATTACGATGTAATTCTGTCCGCCGGATCGGGATCAGAAGCACCGGCACATGATAAGCGCCGAATGGTCGCAATACCGAAAGTCATGCTCCCACCTTTAGCCGCACAGAACACAAGAAACCTCGCCTACGTTACCGTCAGAGGCGACAGTATGATGCCAACAATAGACAGCGGAGACCGTGTTTTATTGCGAACAGACGTGTCTGATATCCGCAGCGGCTCGATCTATGCCATCCGCATAGATAACAGCCTCTTGATCAAGCGGCTGCATCTTAAAACAAACGGAAACGTCTCGGTCGTAAGCGACAACCCCGCCTATACCCCGGAAGAGCTGGACGCCGCCAGCATCCGCCAGATGATCTCCGACGGCGGCCACCCCGCCAGAATATTAGGCCGCGTCATCTGGCGCATGGGAGAAGTAGGAGCAAGATAATGATGAATGAGACCGCAATTTATTCGTCTGGGAAAATCAACATTGACAGGAACTTTATTAAGGTCGGCAACAATAGTTATTCTGTTCCTTCAATAGGAAGCGTGTCTTTGAAGGTGACCAAATTTTATTGGGCATCAGTTGTCGCCTTGATAGCACTGTTCATAGGTGTCGGTTGCTTTTCCGATACTCCCAAAAATGAAGGTGCTGGAATTTTTTCTATTTTTATATGTATTATTTTTACAGTAGCCTGCTTCGGAAAGCAGTATGAGGTTCTGATAAAGAACTCGTCCGGAGATCAGCCAGTTTTTACCACCCGCGATCGAAAGGTGGCAACCGCGATTAAGGCTGCCGTTGAAGAGGCCATGATCTCCCATCGCCCACCTGGCGCCGTCGCATAATTTTCTAAGTGGTCGCTGAGAGATCTCTCAGCGACCATTTTACCGAAGCTACCGAAATCCAGAACCATATGTCTAAACCGAACGAAAACCGATTTAGTCCAGGACATTGGATCTCGGCGCGCTCAGGCCTGTGGGTAACTTTTCCGCGCAATTTAACCGCCGCCGGCCGCCACTTTTTATCCCGCCATATCCCAGCCAATCCAACATGATCCCGGTCCTCACCTAGTCCAATACTATGTGTCTTCCTTCAATCGCAGCAAGCGTCATCTTCTGGCTCAAAGAATGAGTCCTGAGCCTAATGCTCGCACCATCACCGTCTCAATCAATGAAAACGGTGAATCACGATGCACCTTCAGTATCACCACAACGTTTCAGAGTGCAGTGGAGACACTCTAACGCTAACAGCGCGTTTCAGATACTATCCATATTGAGTTACGATCATCCAGCCTGCCCCCCCGTCACCACCATTCTGGTAAGACTGATTCGGTCCCGCACACGCCCCCGAGCCACCACATCCCGGGCTACCTCCGTTCCCCGCACCCAACGAGCCCGCTTCATCGCCACCGGCAAACCCAGGAGCATTTCCGCCCTTACCGCCAAAGCCAAAGAAATAGTCTGATGACATACCCGTCGCATGCCCACTGCTTCCACCGTCCCCGTTGGACAGGACAGGCGCATCAACACCGGAGGTTGATGTAAACTGAAATGTTCCGCCTCTACCTGCTCCTGCGAGAATGGCGGGACCGCCGGCGAGAATGGAGGTTCCTCCCACGCCACCATTAAGTGTCAGGAAACTTCCCATTGACGAATTGCCACCATTATTACCGCTCATAGCACCCGATGAAGCCTGTCCGCCACGTCCTCCGCAACCAAGCACGATCGGCACGGTCGTACCGAACACAGACATATTAATAATAACGCGCGCATATCCTCCGCCTCCGCCTCCGCCTCCGAGCCCTGCCGTGGCCGCAGCAGCCGTAGCCGCACCACCACCCCCGCCACCGCCGGCACAAAGTTCAATGATAGCGATTCGACATCTGGAGGAGAGTGCGAGCGTCATGGACGTGCTCCCACCATCTGTGGCTGCCGGCCCTGTGTAATGCTGTTGTGAAAGAAGATTCCCGGCAGCCCAGCCAGTGACGAATGCCGTGGTTGCCAGGCGCGTACTACTGTCGGTCGAAGGCGGCGTCGGAGCTTGGGGAATACCAGTAAAAACAGGAGAGTTTGTTGGTGCCAGTTCCGGAATTGTTGGATAGAACAGATTGGAATTGTTCAGCGAAATCATATCCTGCGTGATCGCGGCTGCACCAGCTGGCACGTCCACACGCCACACGGGCACGATATCAGTGTCCGATGCCGTCGCAGAGATAGTCAGAGTGGCAACTGCCGCACGCAGGGTAGGCTGGCTCACTCCGTCATTTGAAACACCTGACAAGGTTCTGGTTTCATCTGTAACATCCGCATAACGAAGCAGAGTCGCTCCGGTGTCCGTAACGGACAATGTCGCGGAGATGTAGAGCGTCTGAGCGGAAGCCGCAGCAGCAATTGTGAAAGATGTTGCTGGTGCAACATACTGTCTCATGACAGACTCTGAGCTTGTGCCAAGTGTTCCGTAAGCTGTGGGATCAGTTGTTGCTACTGCGACGATTTGTCCTGCAGCAACACTGACCACCATGTCAGTGCCGGAACACGTTGCCGCCAGGCCGCTCGCATAAGGCCCGGTTTCTCCCATTGTCAGACCCAGGACCTGCCCGACAGCCTGCTCGGTATTGCGTTCCGCGATCAGCGTATCCGTGTCCGCGACGATTTGTCCCGGATAAACGATGACTCGATCCAT